CGGACTAAAGATGTATTGATCATAATCAATCACATCTGTCTTGGTGTGGACAGAGGCCGCCCCCCCAGAGGGAGTCGTAGTAACGGTCCCATTATGATAGACTGGGTTTACATAAGTCAGCCAAAGCATACGAAACCCGCTCGGGGGCATGGCGTTGACTATCGAGGGGTCAAACCCCGCCGGGCTGGCCTGAAAGCCAAGATACAGGCCATTGGTCTGCTCTATGTGAAATTCCGGAGCAGGGCACTCTAACTCCGCACAGCACACGCATTGCTGGTCTGGGAACTTCTCAGTGCTTGCTCTCCCGTATACTTCGTAAGACATCAGGACCTAAAGTAATGTGCCGTGGCTCTATATGCGTCCAGAAGGCATATCTGGAAGGTGACCGCCCCGCACCCCTCGGTGTTCCAAACCAAATCCCCGTTGATGCTCTCAGACCAGCTACCCAAGGGGGCGTATATGAACCCTGTAGGCTGGGAGGCGGATAACTCGCTATCTACAGGAGTTGATGGCCCGTTTTCCAGAATTGGGGGCCCTGTGGCGCTCCATCTTCCAGTGAGATATGTCGTATCTCCAGAGGAATCGGTCTCCATGGTTATTTCCAGCTTCACATAAAGGCTGCTGGTGTGGGGGTCAAAGGTGGTGCTTTCTCCCCCTATTGTTGTGTGAGCCGTAACAAAATCGCTATCTACATAGTTTACCGTTCCCTGTTGCAAATATCTCTTATCGGAATCTGACGGGTCGGTGAGCAATGTCCCCAAGGAGCATGTCGTTGAAACTTCCTGTTTCCCTGTTCTCCTGACCAAGCAAACCCTCTTAAACCCATTAGCATCAACGAGTTCCACCTCTTCAAACATTGCTAGATACATCAAAAGAGACCTCAACTTATCTATTCCTTCATTGGTGGTGTTGGCGTTTTGGGCAAATCGCTCTCCAATATCCAGCTCGTCAGCCTCCATTCCCGGGGGTGGAGGGAACAGCTTGGGGAAGGTGAAATCAGATGACGGGATTACTGGTGTAGACACAATTGCAATTTAATTCTTGCAAAGGATCAAATAAAGCCCAAAATCCCGGGATAATGAGTGAGGCAGACGCCCATTCGGGACAAAATACAGCAGTTGAGGAGGCAGACGCCCCAGACACTGAAAGCATCCAAGAAGATACACCCGAGGTCGGAAATAACGATCTGGGGGGTTCGGGCGAGGTGGATGGACAGCAGGAAGCTGCTGAACAAGCCACGCCGTCTATGGCAGACAGGATATCTGAAGCTGGGGACATAGCTGAATACGAGGCTTTAATGTCTGAGATTGAGCAAAACCCCAACCTCTTGCAAGAACTTGACCCAAATGAAGAGAGTTCTGAAGAAACGGCTACGAATGAGGAGGAGGCGCAGGCCCCTCCGGAGGGAGAGCCAGAGCAACGAGAAGAGCAACCCGTTGAGCAAGAGCAAGTTGCAGAGCAAAGTCAGCCAGACGAAGCCGGAGACGTAGTAGATGAGGGGGACAAAATCCCCCAATTCCGATTGCGTCCAACAGAGCAAGTGGATGCTGAGGCATTGCGAATAATGAAGGCCGCAGACGCCGCTGATGCACCTATAAACCTTGAACAGGCGCTTAGTATTGCAAAACAGCGGTTAGGTATTGAAGAGAGACCGACAGCCAAAATTGAGCCAGTTGAAAACGACACTCAATACTCCGAAGAGGAGGAGGCAGAGGAGGAAGACCCGATATCTGATGTAACGTATGCTGAGGCCAAACAGGAACTAAAGGACCTTCGCAAAAAGCATAGCCAAGCACTCCGTGACGGCGACCTTGACGAGGCCGCAGACGTAATGGATCAGCTTGGTGAAACTGAAGAGCTTGTTGAATTGTTGTCTGTTCGTGAAGAACAAGAAGCGACAGCGGCAGTAAACGAGCATGATCATGCTTTTGATTCCTCAGTTGCAAAAGCAAACGAGCTTTACCCGGATTTCGGGAATGAAGGCTCAGACTTTTACGCTAGAGCAGCAGAGATCGACGCGGCCCTGCGGGATACTGAAGACAATCGCTACTTCGATGCTAATAAACCGCTTCTGATTGCCCAAATGGTAGCAAAGGAGCTGAATATAGCTCCAAACACGGGAGGGCCAGCCAAGGAGGCCCCCCAGCAGAAGCAAAAAGCTGCGCCTCAGCAACAGTCACCCTCTTCGCCCCAGCCCCCAAGGACCGAAAAGCCCGGCCAACTACCCGCAGCCAGTGGAGCTTCACGCACTGCTGGCGTCCAAACCGGACAAGCGGCTACACTTGCTGATCAAGTGGCGAATATATCCAACCCTGATGACTTTGACGAATTAGCCGAACAAGTCTTCCGGTCTGGCATTGCTGATTGATTGGTTGTGTTTGTCGCGGGTCCGAAAACCGCAATTCAATTAACCACCAAGAATCATGGCATTCCATACTTCCAATGTTACTGGTCAGGGAATCGGCAACGCCCTTTCCGCTGACCCCGCAAACGCATTTGGTAACGCTGGGGCAGTCCGCGAACTTTGGCGCAAAGGAGTTGAGGTCTATGAACAGACCGCAGACTTCTTTGCTCCTTTCGAGGGCGGCAACGACAGCATTATCCAAACCGTTACCGACACGACCAAAGGTCGCGGTCAGAAAATTACGTTCACCACCATGGCTGGTCTCTACAATGAGCCCAAGCACGGAGACGAGCTTTTTGATGACGGTGATGCTTTCGAGTCGATCAAGATCAATTCCGCAACCCTGTCCGTGGACTTCATGCGCCACGGCGTTCGTTATACCGAACGAGCTGAAGAGTTCATGGGAATGCGCGGCGAAATCGCCGTAGGCATCCCCCGCGAGCTTGGCAAGTGGATGGGCCGCAACAAGAGTGAGAAGCTGTTTATGAGCTTCTTGCACCACGGCGCAGGCGCAAACCAAATTATTGCAAACAGCAAGGCCAGCGCGGACGATCTGTTTACTGCTGACACCCTTGATTGGGACGGCATCGTCTCCGCTCAGACGCAGCTCTCCCGCCTTGGCGGAAGCCCTGCTAAATTGGGCCGGGATCAGAACGGTAACGCCATTCATCGCTACTGCTCCGTTGCAACCACTGACGCTCTGTTCTCTCTTGAGCAGGACGCTGATTACAAGGATGCACACGAAGAGGGTGGGCCAAACGCCTACTCCAACCAGTTGTTTACGGGTGGCTACTCCGATGTCCGGGGTAATATCATCAAGAAATACAATCCCATCGACCATGACGGATACGGTGCGATTGCTTCTCCGCTGAACCCCAAGGCAGAGCTTGGATGCTCGACCGTCGATGGGTTTACCAACAACACCACCACTGGTGTTGCGGCAACCAAAATCGCTGGCGGCGGATCTGCAACTGCTGGGGCTCTTACGGCTCCCGCTTACTTCAAATACTTCCCGCTCTACGCGTTCAAGTTCCTTGCAACGGACACCCTGTCTCTTGCGGCCAGCTTGTATGGAAGTGGGTCGTTCTATGTAGCGGTTGTAAACCACCCCAATGCGGCCACAGACCCGAACAAGATTGGCTTCTACTCAGTTAACGCCAATGACGGGAACCTGTTGACCGTGAACGACAAGCATGAGTCGGGAGACGCCAACAACGCCTTTGGCTCCTTTCCCGCTTTCGACAGCGATATCCACACCAACACCCACGATGCTGGAACAGCCAGCATCTACCTTGTGAACCAGCACGGTGTGCCTTACGGCCACACTCTGTTCATGGGTAAGCAGGCTGCTCGTCGCGCATACGGCAAGTATCGCAACCAGCGTTCCGAAGACTCCCATGAGGGCGGCTTCGTGAAGGACATCTTCGTGACCTCTGTCTTCGGGCAGGAGCCAGTGCAGGATGCTGCTGGGCGCAGGCCGGGATACCTTATCCTGACACACGCACTGCAATACGCTGGAGTTCCGTTCCCGACAGTCACCACTGCTTAATTCCTGAGAAATCAGGGATTTGGGATCAAGAACCCAATTATGGGGGCCCTGAGTTGCAATTCTTGCAACCGGGGCCCCTTTTGCTATACTTTGAGTATGCCTATTTTAGCAGTATTGCAGTATCCTGATCGCGGAACGTATGCCCCGGCAAAATACGGAACTCGGCATGGGGACTTTTTGAGGTCCAAGGTGCCGGGAATGGAGGAGGAAATCTGGGTCCTTGGTGGGCGCACATATGACCTTTCTAAAGCTAAAGACAGGGAAGAGTTCAATGCAGACTGCGCCACTCTTATCCCCTTTTGCCACGGAAGAAAAATGAGAGTGGTTCCGGTTATTTTGAATCCTGTGGCTGCTAAAAAGACAGCCAAGAAAAAGGCGGCTAAAGAGCTGCCAGAAAAACTTTTGCCACCCTCCGGAGGGTAGTAAGCCATGACTCTTAAAGAGCTTAGAGACAACGTGTTGCGGGTCCTCTGGATGGAGGGAGCTGGGACGATTCCTGACTATATTTACGAGGATGCCACCACGGCCATCAATTCTGCGTTGCAACTCATGCACCAGAGCCCTCTGGACTATTTCCGCAAAGAGGAGGGGACGCTATACTATTCTGCGGGAACATCATCGGCAAACCTCAACACTCTGTATGGAGCAAACGAGCTTATTGGGCCCGTTTGGATCGAGGCAGAGAACAACAGGGAGCTTCATAGGATCACCGATGAGTCTGAGTTTAATCAATTCTTCCCAAGGTTTTATGGGAAAACTGAAGCTCAGGCCGTAGCTGACGGGGTTCCCGCTCCAAGTTACTACTTCGTCAAAACTCGCAGAGAAGCAGCCGAAGACTCCGGAAGGGACTCGTCTGGTGCGTATATCGAGATCAAGCCGACCCCAACAACAAACGTAACCATCAGTCTAATTTACGCCAGAAAGGCTGCCGTTTTTGAAACAAGCTACATCAAGGCCCTGTCAGGATCAGAGGTAACTCCCGTCCCGGCAGACGCGGTAGAGACAATCCTCCTGCCGCTTGCTAGAATGTATGCAATGAGGTCTCACTTTTTCTTTGAGAAAGACAAGATCCCCATGTTTGAGCAGGACTCAGCCAGAGCGATGCAATCGTTGCAAGTCTCTGACCCCGAAATGGGGACAAAGAGCCACATGGCTGAGCAGCTTAGGAAACAATTTGCGTCTGAAGAAGAATGACTGTTCAAGAATTAGCTCAAAGGCTTGCAAGATGGACAGCCAGTAAGACGCTCTCGCAAATGAGCGTTGAGGATCGTTTGATCCTGCTGGATTGTGTCAACTCCGCTGTTTTTAACTGGTTTGTCACGGCCCCGGAAAACCTGAGGATGACCACGATCTCGCACCTAATAAGGGCGAAGGAGACCATCAGCTTTACCGCCACCAACGGAGGAAACGACATGACTGGCGCTTCGTTGCAAGACTATCATCTAGGAGCGGCTTTGGAGATTGCAGGGGAGAAAAACATGAATGAAATCGTTTCGGTTTCTGGGACTCCTAAAATGCTTAACCAGTTTCGCGGATCAACTGGCTCCGTGTCCGCAAGTGTCCACTTTGACACTATTATGCTCACGGATCACAGCGTCAACAGGCTGGTAAGCCATCCTAGAGTGCTTGATACGGGAGTTACCCTGTTCAGGGACGAAGACGGCCTTCGATTCGTTGGACCGGAGAGAAGGATGAGGGCGTTTTCCGGAATACTTGGGACCACAGCAGCCTCAAGTTCTGTGCAAACCTTTGGAGACCCCACAAGGTATGTTCTAGAAAACACCGGGGTATCCCAGAAAGACGAAGCCAGACTAATGGTTAGGCTCGACCCCATTCCGGACAAGGAGATGACTGTGGTGTTCGATGCCGTGCTGGACCCGCCTTCTCATGATTTGACAGATATGGACGGGAGTGTGGCCGTTGCCGTTCCGGATCAATATGTTTTGCCTCATGTTCTTCCGTTGGCGCTAAGCGACTTGGTTATGACCCCGATCTGGGAGGGGTCAAAAGAGGAGAGAGACGCCACCATCCAGAGGGGGATATCTGCTATTGCCGCAATAAATAGGGCAATGCAGCCCAACAGGGGATCTCCTTCCAATTATGTGAGAACCAGACCCGGATATTAAAATGATTGCAGACGCCACAAAGCTAAAGGCCGCAGTTAAACAGGCCCTACAGGAGATCAATGACGCATGTTACGAAATGCGCCAAGAGGGAGTTGTCGTCCTCATGCCGGAAGCTGTTGAATTTGAGGTGAACATGGTCATAGGGACAGACATCAATGTTGTCACAAGGACCAATAACGAGAGCGAGAATAACGGAACAACTACTACAACTCGCACCTCTGGGGCTGCTGACCTTACCGCAGGCCCTCACGAACAGGAGGTATCCACCAAGACGAACGACAACAGGGAGACAAACAGGACATATACCACTCTCACTGAAACAACCAAAATCAAACACCCTACAGTTACGACGACTGGAAGCGGTCAGGATACTGGGGACGAAACTGTAAATTACACCTACGGAGACGGGGACGCATAAGCCATGGCTAGTTCAGACAATATAATTACAAGAGTAACCGATACTACGGCCACTAAAGGCCAAATATCGGCGCAGTCATATGACAGCCAAACAACAAGGACCGTAACCACTCCGACCCTTACAAAGGAGACTACGACCCAGCTTGATGACACTGCCAATACAAGCGAAAGAAAAGTTGGCGATGTAACAGAAACGCGAACCTCGTCAGGAGTGGGGACTGTTACCACTACAAACGAGGACAAGGGCGTGGTCTTGAGGTTTACCATCCCCATCCAACAGAGAAATCCAATTGTTAGATCGGAGTAATTGCAATACTATTAGCCAACTTACCAAGTTATGCTTACAAGGTCAGGAAGAGAACTTTTAGCCTCCGGAAAGGGGGCCTCAGGAACAGAAGCCGCATGGACGCTTTCTGGTGACGGTTATGCTGCTGACGATCTTCATCCATGCACTCCATTTAACGGACTCTTAGGAGTCTCTACAGCGTGGAAAGAAGACGACTCCACTGGGGACCTCTCCCCTCTTGCCGCCCCCGCAAGCGACTCTCATTTTACAGTTTCTGGATCAGACCTAGTCACTAACGCAACATAGAAATGGCCACTCCAAACATAATCCCCAACGCCAACAACGAAGGCAAATTAGGAAAATCTGGGACCCAGTGGTCCGAGGTTAGGGGGCAGACAATTTACCAAAACGGGAACCCAGTTGCAAATTTGGCGTCTCCCGAATTTACCGGGGCCCCTAAGGCTCCCACGCCGGGAAGCTCTGACAACGACACACACATTGCAACTACGGCATGGGTGACGACTTTTCTTACCGGGATTTACACAAAAATCCACGGCTCCCCTACTGCCGGGAACCTGTTTAAGTCTAAAGCTGGGGGGCTTATTGAGGATAGTGGTCACTCTACCGCAACCCTGCTCGATAGAGCTAACCACACAGGCGCTCAGGCCCAAAGCACTGTCACAGACCTTGTGAGTGATCTTGCAACGATAACCAGTAATGTTGCAACAAACACCTCTGCCATCTCAGGCAAGGCGGCCACTTCCCACACCCACACAAGTGCTGACATTACTGACGCAACAGATGCGGCTACAGTTAGCAAGGTTGTAAAACGAAGCGCAACAGGGGCCGCGTCATTCGCGTCTACCGGGACAAACAAAGCTGTTAGCGCGTCATCAACTGGAACCAATGGATACGGGGTATATGGGGCCTCCACAGGGAACACCAGCTATTCCGTTTTTGGATTTAACACAGGGACAGGAGGAACTGCTGGCCACTTCTCCAATGGTGCTTCCAGCGGAAAAGGGCTTATTGCCGATAACAACCAGACCTCAGCTATCATCCTTGAAGCAAGGCACTCAACCAACCCAATGTTTACCGTTCTCACCGGATCAAAGGTGAGACTGTATAACACTGCTTCATCATATTATTCTGAGATCGACCACGGCACTTTAACGGCCAACAGAACGATAACGTGGCCGGATGCTACCGGGACAGTTACTCTTGGAGACGGAGGGGGGATCACTGACGCAGGGGCGTTCAGAACGGCTCTGGGGGTTGGCACAGGCGACTCTCCCTCGTTCACTAAGACCTCCGTAACCTCCTCCACTTCTGAAGGATACAACTTTAGCTCTGGAGCTAAAATTGCCCTAGAAAACGCCGCCAATACCAGCAAGTTTCAACTCCCTCACGGGGGAGGAAGCACAGAAAAGCTGGTGGACGGGGACGGCAGAGGCATTACTGATGCTGCGGCATTCAGGACCGCAATTGGGTCTCCCAACATCGCCGGGGACACGTTTACAGGGACTGTCGTAATCGACCCCGCGAGTGGCTCCAACATGATTAGGATGGACGGGCCTTCTGGTGGATACGCCCTGCTTACTTTTGACTCATCCACCACTAGGAGCCTTGCGGTCCCAGATGCCACCGGAAATCTAGCCGTATGCGCCAGCGGGGCAGGGGCAATTGTTGCATCAGATGTAACCGATTCCACCGCCACGGGAAGATCGCTGATGACCGCAGCAGATGCGGCAGCAGGAAGGGCGGCTCTGAGCGCGTCAACCCAATCAGCAACCCTTGGATTTGGTGTAATCGCCGGAACAAGGAATAACACCAATGCGACCTCTGTATCTACAGGGTCTTTTGCAAAAATTCACCCGGGAACCTTTGCCGTAGTTAGTGGGGCCAACTTCAGCGTCCCATCCAGCTCGGAAGCCAAGGTTACTTATGGCGGCTCTGTGACATCAAACTTTTTGGTCACAGCCGTTATGACCGTCAAGAGCGGGGCCTCTGGGACTGTGACTGTTTCTGCTCGGCTGGGCAAAAACGATGCCACCATCTCCACTTCAGAGGTAAGCCAGACGTTTTTGAATAATACCCACGAAGACTCGATGACCGTGCAAAACGTGATGAGTCTCGCTAACACGAATACTGTGGAGGTCTGGATTGCTAACGAAACCGGCTCAGACAACCCCACTGTTACCGATATTTCGCTAACCCTGATCCCCATGGATTGATCTCCCCCCGGAGGGAGGCTATGAGAACCCCCAAAACAAACAGGTCCTGCGTGGCGCTTGCAATTATTGCAAGCTGCTTTGCGTTTGTGTCGTGTTCTCCCCCGGTCACACAGGCACCGCCGGCCATAGCGGTTCCCAAATTATCTCCAAAGCCCAATATAGCCAATACGGAGGCGCAGGTCCGAAAGGTAGAGGCTAAAGTTGGAGAGGTGGAAGACGCGGTAAGGGATGTTGGGCACAAGCTCGACGCCGCCAAAGTGACCACAGAAGCCATAGAAAAGGCTGTTGAAGAGGCTTACGCAAACGGGCTAGAGGCGGGATCTGCTGCCGCTGACGAGCTTCGGGGCTTTGTGGTAGACCTTAGGGCAGAGTTAGACTCGTCTATTGCCGCTAGGGAGTCTGCCGTTGCAGCATTAAACGAGACCAAAGCGGCTCTAACCAAGGCAGAGCAAGCAAACCTCCAGTTGCGATCTGAGATAGAGGCTATGGCCGTCCAGAACAAAGGCTTACTGGAAAGGCTAGAGGAGGCAAACTCCCGCATCAAAATAGGGATTAAAATTGCTGCTGAAAGAGACGCGGCTCGGGAAAAGGTAGCAAAAGTGGAGTCCCAAAGAGATGAAGCCCTTAAATATAAAAGGTTTGTGTGGATTGCGGTAGCCGTGGCGATGCTATATCTTGTCCTGAAAGTTGTTGTTGCAACTGGAACTTGGACACCGCAAGGACGAATTGCTAAAATACTTTTTTAACCAACCAACTGAATCCAATGGAATATACCCAAAGTGCAAACGTAAAGGCCAAGTTCAAGGATAGCGGCATTGATGCCCTGCCCGTGGACATAAGCTCAACCGATCAGACTCTGTCGCAGGTCGCTAGAGCTTTGGTCATCGGGACTGCCGGGAACCTTAAAGTGACCACGTTGCAAGGCAACACTGTGACGCTTGTAGGTGTCCCCGCTGGGGTCTTGCCTCTCTGTGTCACGAAAGTGTTCAGAACAGGAACGACCGCAGCCAACATTAGTGCAATTTTTTAGACCCAATAGGAAATGAGAATATTCCCCAGACTGGGCGTCTCTGATGCTCGCAGCGCCTCAGACCCCTATTATTTTAGTAAGGGGTTACTTGTTTTAGACGCCAATGAAGGTGTGCTAAAGACGGGCGGCTCTGCGGCGGGATATCTGGATACTGTGGCAGCGTGGCAGAATAAGGCGATTGGCCCGAAGAACTTCTTGTTCATGCCGGGAACGGTTTACTCTTATGCTTATGTTTCCCATAATAGCAATTTGAATGCGTTCGATGACTTTTGTTTTGAAGTAAATGATGTTCTTATGCCCGATTGGACCCCATCCAATCACACCCCTTTAATTTCCAAAACGTATCCATCGTATGGTTACGCATCATGGGAGTTCGGTGTAGATACAGATGGTAAGCTCAGAATTGATCTTTCTTTCGACGGGACCAATGTCACCACCTACAAATCAACCGTAGCCACAGGTGTTTCTGATGGAGGAACGTGTTCAGTTAGGGCGATAAGAAACAGCAGCACTATATCCTTTGAGATCGACACCGGGTCAGGGTTTGCTGCGCTAGGCACCACAGTGGCAGGGGTAAGCACGACACTCTATGACTCCGTATATTCTAACCTAGAGATTGGCAATAAAGAAGGAGGCTCATACTCCTACCCTCTTAAAGGCCAAGTAGGCGGGGCCAAGGTCTACAACACAGCAACTCCAGATTCGTCTTCTCCCGTTTTCTCTGTTGATTTTTCTTTGGCTACTCGGACAGACAGATCCTTTGCCGTTACAACCGGGCAAACCATTTACTTGCAAGGCGATGGTGTTGCTATACAGCAGGCTACTGCTTCTGATGCTGTCCAGACAACCTACTCCTATCGCGGTAAGTATCTAACCCCAAGTGCTAATAATTTGCCTGTGGGTCACTTTCCCGGCGTTGGCAGTAATTTCTACAGTGTCCCAGATGCCGCAAATCTGGATGGGTGGGGAGATTTTACGATAGAAGCAAAGGGAGTCACCCTCACAGATTGGACTCCTTCGTCTAATATGGGTCTTGTGTCGAAGTGGACTTCTTCTGGAGCCCAGAGGTCTTGGAGGTTTGACTTAAAGACTAATGGCAAACTCATTCTCTACCTCTCCTTTAATGGCTCCAGCAATACGGGTTATGAGTCCACATCTTCTACTGGTTTGTCGAACGATTCTACCGCAGACCTTATGGTAATGAGGAACGGAACTGATGTTAAGTTTTACGTTAATGGTGTGCAGTTAGGGACCGACAAAACCGCAGTCACAACTTCTGTTGCCTCGAAAAGCGCACCAGTTAGGCTGGGCATGGCCTACAATACTACAGGATCGCCGCTGACAGGCAAATACACTAGGGCTAGGGTGTGGAACTCTGCCGTTGCTAATCCCGCAAACCCAACAGAAAGCCCCATCTTAGACGTAAATTTTGAGGTGGATGCCACCCACGGAGATTCGTCTTTCACCGCGACTACAGGACAAACTGTTACCGTAAACACTTCCGGGGATAACCCTTGTAGCGTCATAGGCTATCCTGTTATTCGTTTTGATGGCGTTGACAACTACTTGTCCGGGCATTTTATCCCTTCCCTAACTAAAGGAAGGCTGTTTGTGGTCGGCACCATTCTAGGAGGAGGAGGGGAATCCCATGCGAGAGTTTTTAATGTAACCAAGGATACTGACTCTGTTACTGCTAGCACTACAGGTGCTGGGCTAATTATCAGGGAAGTAGCAACATCTGATTGGTGGTCATACCATAATGGTTCTGCTGCTGTTGAGCAGAGTGGCAAATACACGGGTCGAATTCTTGCACAGGTAGACTTCTCCGCTTCTTCCCAAAGCTCCAAAACTAATGACGCCAACCTTCAGACGGCCACAGCCGATTGGTCAGGATTGAACTCAAATAAATACGCTATTGCAGGAGGCGCTGATAACGGAAACTGGAACTCGGCAATCGACGTAGAGTTCGTAGCCCTATACCCGGACAGCATGAGCGACTCAGAGGCCGCTTCAGTGGTGGCCATCTTAAACGAACGATTCAAAATATACTAATGACTTCCGAAGAAGCAGAACCAGAACTCACCCCCATCGAGCTGTCCAGAGTCTTGACAGGGCGCAGGTATTACTCTGTTCCTCGCGCAGACTATGACCAAGTTTCAGATGACCTGAACACGAAATATGGCTTGCCTGCGGACGAAGATACCATTGCCCCAACTCTGCGAATGATTGCCGAGAAGTCCAACGCGACAGTCTCCGGGGACGAACTATCCTACTTGTTCTCTCTCAGCCAGCCCCACGATATTTCTGACATTTCCAGCGTGACTGAACACACCAAGGAAGACTGGGAGGCTCTGGGGGCTTAACCGATACATAAAGCTATATGAAAAAAAGCGACAATAGCATAAGGCGGGACATTGTTTTCGCTATTATTGGAATAGCCATTTTCTACGCCGTTCTGGGCGTTGCAAACTGGCTTGATGGGGCCTTTGGCCTTATCGAAGCGTTCACGTTCGTGGACATCGCGTCAACGGTAACGAAAACCCTCGTTGCCAGCGCATTAGCGTTTGCCCTGCTCAAGATTGGGTTTAGGCATACGCTTGGAAGAGACATAGGCAAAACCTTTGATGAGGGCTGGGATGAAACTCCGTCCCCAAATAAGGCAAGGCTTATTATTATCGCGGTGCTGGTGTTCTTCGCCAGCATTATGCTTTCCGGAGCCAGCGCCTCTCTTAGAGACCTCTCCGTGGAAAGAAGCGGTGTAATCCCCGGCCTCTCGCTGCCAGTCAGCGACGAGGCCCGGGACCTCATCGTTGGATACGAGGTGGGAGGGAAAATCTATTACCAGAAGTATCTCTCGGGGCCCACATGGCCCGGGGGCGCAAGCGGAGTGACCATAGGGTTTGGCTACGATCTAGGGTATAACAACGCAACCCAGATTCGCAAAGATTGGGGAGGTCTTCTTTCTTCGTCTGAGGTGAACGCGCTCATTAGCGTATCAGGAAGAAAGGGGGGTGCCGGGAAATACGCCCTAGCTTCAGTAAAGAACAGGGTGAGGGTTTCATGGGACGAGGCCCAAGAGGTGTTTGATGGCTCCACTTTGCCAAGGTTTGCAAAAACAACCCAAACGGCATTTGGGCTGTCTGAAGACAGGCTTCACCCGCACAGCAACGGAGCCCTTGTGTCGATTGTGTTCAACAGGGGCGCAAGCATGAAGGGAAGCAGAAGAAGGGAGATGGCAAACATCAGGGATCACATAGCGGCAGGTTACGCCGGAAGGGTCCCCCGGGAAATCAGGTCTATGAAGAGGCTGTGGCAGGGACGAGGGCTGGATGGTCTTATTAAGAGAAGGGATGCAGAGGCTGGTCTTTTTGAAAGAGGTCTTAAAATGAGAAACTAAACCAAACCCCACAAACTCAAAGCAATGGACAGCGATCTGAGAAAAAGAATAGAAAAAGCGGCATACAAACACCCGACACTCACTAATGGCAAAATAGCCCACAATTGCAATTGCAAGGTAGCCGATGTCGAGAAAGTAAGAACCGACCTTGGTCTTGAGGTGGTTCATTCTGGCCCAAGAGGGAAAAGGAAACCTGCCTCAAGGGGAAAGGGTCTTGATCAGTTTCGCGCCAAGCACGATGTGGATCTCATCATCAGGACCAAGGTGATGGAGTATCTATCTGAAGACCATGAGGAGTATTTTGATGACCATGACTTCCGAGAGATATGCGAGGTTCCTGTTACAGGCTGGAGAAGGCACTCCGACTCGCCAGACTTTGATGAATACAGGTTGAGGAAGGGAAGCCTTAATGTGTGGGGGCCTAAGCACATAATCCTGCAAATGAAAAAGATCCTCGGGATCATGTGAAGATGCCTAGAAAAAAAGGAAAATCTATTGACGAGTTTGCCAAGGGTCACGCCAGCAAGATCCTGTCTCTTCGGGATCAGTTGGAGACGCTTGCAAATGAGCGAGCCCTGCAAAGGATCTCCCTTCCCAAAAAGGCCCCCGCGTTTAAGTTCGGGGTTTTGAGCTGCACCCACTTTGGGTCAATCTACGAGGAAGTTGCAATGACTCGGGCCATTTACGAGTGGTTTGAGCAGGAGGGTATTAAAACCGTCTACCATTGCGGGGACATGACCGAGGGCGTCCAGATGAGGAAAGGGCATGAGCATGAAGTCCATAAGCACGGGGCTGACGCCCAGATAGATTGGACGGTTGAGCATTACCCATACATCAAAGGGATTAAGACTCACTTGATCTCTGGAAACCATGACGAGGCCCACATGAAGAATGGCGGCACAGATGTCTGCGCGAGAATCGCGGAAAAGAGAGAGGACATCAATTATCTAGGGTCAGATGCGGCCCGGTGGGTTGTGGAGAGAAAGGGTGAAAAGGACATTAGGATAGACATGCTACACCCCGGAGGGGGGAGTAGCTACGCTCTAAGCTACAAGCCTCAAAAGATAATCGAGCAGATTGAGTCGGGCCAAAAGCCAGACATCCTGCTTATCGGGCACTTCCACAAAGCGTTTACGTTGCCAGCCTATAGGGGCGTTGCTGCGGTGCTTGCTGGATGCACTCAGAGGCAGTCGCAATTTATGATGCGAAATGGCTTAGCCGCACATACAGGGGCCCACATAATCGAGTGCAGGGCCTTTGAAGACCAAGTAATGTTCTCGTCTTGCTGGAGGGGATTCAAGCCCCCCAAGGCAGATATTCCCGTTATTAACGATGAATGACCGCTGTGCATATAGACCTTTACACAACACTGACCGCTTTAGGGGCGGCAGCCTCCGCTGTGCTGGCGATTTGGTCGCTAACAACAAGGGGGAGGTCCGCGTGGAAAGAATGGTGGATAAGAAGAAGGCAGAGGAGGCAAATGCCGCAGTTGCTTCTGTCTATAAAAGAAGAGCTTCAGAAAGTCGCGGATAGGCAGGAGTTTTTCACTGCTGAGCTGAAGACAAATGGAGGAACCTCGCTAAAAGATGAGGTAAGGCTGTTGGTTAGCGAGAGGCTGATGGAATTGCAAGAGGCTCCATACCCGGCCTTTAGATGCACATCAAACGGGGAGGCTATCTTCGTCAACAGGGCCTATGAGACCTTGGTTGATGACGACGACTCCAAGTTGGTTGGGCTTGGCTGGCAGTCATTCATTTACGACAGCGAAGAGGGGGACACTTATTATCAAAGGTGGTTGCAAGTTGCGAAAACGGGCTCGCACTTTGCAGGAAACCTGAAATACAAAGATTCTCATGGAAATTACCGGGGAGAATGGTTTGTCCGCATTGTGCCCCTTGGCCCATATAAAGCACACAATCAGATATGGGGAGGAAGAGTGTTTCCTGAGGACGAAGTAGCAGAAGAAATAGCAAAGGAATACGGATGGGCGAGATAGAGGTGCAACTTACCGACGATCAAGCGGACGAGCTTCTTCGTGCTGCTTGCATGGAAAATGAAGACGCTTGGGTCGAGCAGTTTGGCAAGATCCTTAAAAAGGACGGGGCTGTAGAGACTCCCGTCCTTAACTATTTGCAAGAGCAGGTCTGTGACGCAATAAGATGGTGCAGAGAGAATGAATATCCATGTAGGATAATTATCCTCAAGCCACGCCAGAAAGGGTCCTCTACTGTTACCACGGCCTGTCTATACCACATGTTGCAGAGGAGGCAGTCCAACGGACTAATTATTGGCGGCGAATTTAGTCAAACGGATAACTTGTGGAAAATTACCAGAAGGTATTCGGATTACGACAAAATGAAGTGGCCCCACGAAAGACCAAGGATCACAAACGAAAGAGGGGCCTTTGGTAACGGCTCCATTCTTGAAAAGGAGACGGCGCAGGACTCAGAAGCCGGAAGATCAGGAACTTTTCACTTCGTCCTTGCAACGGAAATTGGACGCTGGAGAGACACCCCGGCCAGAAACTCCGCTGAAATCCTGACCGGGGTGATGGCCTGTGTTCCCGACCTTCCAGACACAGCGGTGGTTCTTGAATCAACCGCGCAAGGCCCGGCAGGGGTTTTCTATGACCGCTGGAATGACGCTGACGACTGGGAGCATGTCCAGACCCTTGCAAAAGGCGAGTGGAAAGGGCGGTGGATAAGGATATTTGCTCCTTGGTATGCTTTCGAGGACGCCAAAGACAACCTTACTGCCGTAGAGGTTGAGGACCTCAGGCGATCTTTAACCCCCACGGAAAGGGAGCTTTTGGCGGATTACAAGTGCGTGGACAAATCGGGTAACGAACACACTATCACGATTAGCCATATTAGCTGGAGAAGAAAGATTCTGGAAAGCGAGTGCGATGGAGATGAGACCAAGTTCGACAGGGAGTTCCCCACCACCTCGCAACACGCCTTCAGAGCGTCTGCTAGGACGAGGTTCTCCCGTGATGGCCTCGACTGGCAAAGGACCCATGCGACCGCTCAGAAGCCAATCTACGGCATTCCTGAGCTATCCGAGAGCGGTAAGCTGGTAAACTTTAGGCAATCTTCTTTGGAGGAGGCTATTGTCCACTGTTTTGAGAGGCCCCGAGAAGGATACCATTACCTAATAAGCGCAGATTTGATGACCGGGCAGTCACAAGTTGGAGGCAAAGATCCCGATTGCCATTCGGTTTTGGTTTGGAGAAAAGGTTTTTTTGATCGTGATCGCGGGTGGATTCCGCCGTCTATGGTTGCAAGATTAAAGCCTGAGTGCAGGTGGGATATAGATGTTTTGGCTGAGTGGACATACAGGCTGGCCCACTGGTATGGGAAGTGCCTTCTAGTGTCTGAGATAAACTGCGACCGGGGGTTCGTGGAGCTTATCAGGGCCAAAGGAGACATCCCCATTTACCAAAGGGAGATATTTAACCATGTGAACCAAAAGAGGTCCAAGGCCTTTGGGTGGCACACCTCCAGTTCCACAAGATTGCAAATTGAGGAAACAATGGCCCGAAGCATCAGGGGATACGGGGAAGACGGAGGGGGTGTTCACCTCAACTGCTTACACCTCGTCTCAGAATGCGAGACGTTTTGCGTGAATGACAAGGGGAAGGCTGAGGCCTTGAGGGGGGCCCACGATGATGACGTAATGTCTGCGGGAATTGGGCTATGCGTTATCGAACAGGCTACCAGATACAGAAACAGGTATGACGACATCCCCCTGCCGCGTGACCTGAAAAAAATAGAAAATAGGCGAAAAAGAGGCATTGCCACTGGACACCTTGGAAGAAGGGGATTCTACTGAATACGTCGATTTGATCGACACACCTCAGAAACGTGTCGATATCTTCATAGGAAATCGACTTGCTGTCCACAGCCAGCCCCTCGGAGAGTTGCAACTCCGGGGGGTTTTGCTATGATTAGGAACGTGCCGTGAACATCCCCAAAGGCGTAACAATTGCAGGAGTTTTTGTGAAAATCATTAGGGAGGACCTTAGAGATGAGGACCACCACCCTAAGGGGTATTTTGGCTATTACTCCCATGAGCGCAGGGTCATAGCGATTGACAAGGGGCTAACCCCTGCTGCGGCCCGGGATACAATTCGGCACGAAATGATCCACGCCGCTTTGGCCATGTCTGGTCTGGATCATCTTGAGCATTTTGAGGAGGAGGCAGTCGTGCGGTGCATGGAGGAAATCTTCTTCCCGGCCTACGAAAGGTTTTTGCGGAACCTAAACAGGAAAAAGACTTGATATTGCAGCTTGCAAAATAATTACAGCGAAGCGCCTAATCGCTTCTTGCAAACTTGCAAGAAGTCCTCATAATACACAGGTTATGCCAACGGTAGGAAAAAAGAAATTCCCTTACACTGAAGCAGGGAAGAAAGCAGCAGCAGCAGCCGCCGCCAGCGCAAATAAGGCGCGGAATATGGCTAAGGAGTGGGCTGAAGCGCCAATCGAGGGAGGCAACGACCCCCGGCTTCGCCCTCCAGTGGAGAATGCGGGGCCCAAAACCAAGGCTGTTCGTCGCCGCCGTAAAACCTCATACACGCCTCCTGCTGAGACCCTAGTGCCTGCGTGGAAAAAGCGTGAGGCTAGGCGAGACCGGATGGCTGAGAATAGACGTCGGAGTTACTAGGGTGTCAAATCAACGGAAAGGAAAGGCGGCTCCACCCGGCGTGTATGGCTTCGCCCCCAGACGCGGGAGACCCCTAGGGCGCCGCAAACGACCGATCAATGAGGCGGCGCGGGGGGCGGCGCGGGAGGCAGCGGAGGAGGCACTTGATGAGTTCCGGCCTAAGGGGCTGAAGCCAAATATTGCTGAAGCCTTGGATGCCGCCAAGAAGGGTCTCAAGAAGGGGGTGGCCAAGCCTCCCGTGGAAAACACGGGACCAAGGAGGAAATAATGCCAAAGCTAGGACAATTTAAGCCCGGGGCAAAGGCTGATTCGATAAGGCAAAGGTCCTACAATTCCCGTCCTGAGCAAAAGAAGCGCAGGGGCCAGAGAAATGGAGCGAGAAGAGCCGCTATAAGGATTCACGGGAAGCGTTCCCTCCGGGGTAAAGAGGTCGATCATGTCGGAGCCAGCACAACAGGTAGCTTGGATAACTCCAAGACAAGGATCATTAGCAAAAGACTCAACAGGTCACTGGGCGGCAAGAAGTCCAAATAGTTCTTAGCAGGACTGGCATTAAGAAGCCCCGGCCCCCATTCGTGGGAGTCGGGGCCTCTTTATAAGGGGTGGGGGAGGATTGACTCTTGCTGAAACACGCAATCGACCCCCTGCTGTCCAAGTTGAAGCTATTTAGAATGTTGCAATTCCGCAAGCTCTACTTGGAAGAGTTCGATGATCGTTTCTTCTTCCCGAAAATGCCTGACACGTTCTGCAACTGCGAGGACTTCAAGATGTTCGGGGGAATCATCTTCAAACATTCCGATTTGTCGAAGTCCGTCCAGATAGTGCTTTGAGGCGGCTCCCAATCCATCGTAGTCGCGGGATCGGACGGTTCTGACGGTAACGATTGCAATAGTGCGGCATACTGGCTTTGCCTTGCTTTGAATTCTTTTCCTACGCTTCGGTTTGTCTTTAGCAGGTTTAGGGTCGGCCCCACCTGTGGTATCACCACATGCGCTACCTTTTTTGCGCCAGACTCCATCAGGGCCCTTCTCAAAACCTTTGCTGTGTAAGAGATCATACGCCTCCTCCCTGCTTCCTTTCATTTGAGGGGACCTTTCTTTTTTCCCTGTTGTAAAGAGGCACAATTGACCTGCGACCGTGCTTTGTTTTCTGTAGATACCCTTTTCTTTCAAGGGCGGCTACGACATTGCTGGCAGAGTTCGTCCAGTGCCACCCCATATGATTCATGATCTCCCTGAGGGTGGGAGATGCCCCGTTGCTTATGTAGTTGTGGACAATAAAGCATAGAGACGCATCTTGCGTTGATGTCAAATCCGGAAGCATGATGTTCATCTCGTCTTCAGGAAGATGATCCACCATGTATTGCGTGAGCAGCTTGTCGCAATTTTCAATCGTCTTTTCTGCTGCGGACCTTTGTTGCAAAACAAACTTTACTGCTGGATTGTTTTGAATATCTGCTGGGACGTTGGGTGACTTATTCATTTCTAGGCAGCAATTAGAGATTCCCTGAATGACGTTGTGTCGTTTGCAAAAGAAAGCAAAACTTCCCCGCAAGCCCCGCTTCTATTTTTGGCCACGATGGCATGGGCCTCGCTTGCGTTTTTGCTCATGTCTCGATGCAGTAGAATCACACAATCAGCGTCCTGCTCTAGGTCACCGGATTCCTTCAGGCTTTCCAAGTTGGGCTTAGGTATCTCCGTAGATCCACTGCTGCTGTTATAGGCGTTTCCGGTTCTCCGGAGCTGGGCCAACGCTATGACCGGGACACCAAGCTCCTTGGACATAGCTTTGAGGGCTCCGCTAACCTCTCCGACCTCCTCCCTTTTGGACATCCTGCTCTTGGGCTCGACCCCTTTAACTAGCTGAATGTAATCAACTATGACGCATCCAACCCCGTCTTTAGATACGGCTCGTCGGGCACGAGACCGCAAAAGGTCAATGTTGATCCTATCTGTGTCGTCAATCCATACGGGCCAGTCTTTCATTGCTTTGATCCCGTGCCTCAGGTCGTCCAGCTCTGATTTTATCAAGGCCCCTTGCAGGGACTTGGTGGGGTTTACTCCTGAAAGGGTTGCAAGAAGCCTTTGCTTTAATTGCAAATCGGACATCTCGCAGGAAAAGAATATCGACCCGATTCCTTGCTTTGCAAGGTTGACGACAATGTCTCCAGCAAAGGCGGTTTTGCCAACGCTTGGCCTTGCTCCGATCAGATATAGCTTGGAAGATTGCAGGCCGTCCACCAGACCCTCAAGTTTGTGAAAGCCAAAAGGAGTTCCTTTTATCTGGTTGGGGTTCTTGGCCCTCCAAGCGATGTCTTCTACTAGGTCGTTTAGGTCCCCGATGTGAGACACCCCTCCCGACAGGGTCTTCCCTTGGAGAATGGCCCGAGATCGGCTTGTAGCGGCCTCTAGGGCCTCAATGGGGGTCAGAGCTGGATCTTTCCCCTCGGTGGCGTCAGAAAAGGCCTGAGAGGCTGCTGTGGCGACCTCCCTCCGGGCCGCGACCTCTCTCAGGGCTGTGGCCAGCTTTCGAGAGCTTACAGGGGGGATTATTGGGGCCAGCTTGCCAAAAAGGTCACGGACTCTTTCCGGGGACCCGTGGACCCTTAGCGCCTCATCTGTCAAGGGCTCTCCTTGGGAGGCCAAATCGTAGAGGGCTTCAGCAAGCTCCTTTCTCTCTGCGGTCAGGGAGTCGATAACATCGTGTTCCTCGGAAAGAATTTTAGGGTTATTGCAAATGTGACTTATGAACCCCTCCTCGGATTGCAGGTCGTAAAGGGTGTCTCTGGCTTTCTTCTTTGTGCTGCTCATTGTTGTTGTTGTTGTTTTTCAATTCTTGATCGGGCTGTAACTGTCAGCCCGTCCCCCCTTGGTATTTTTCCCAAAGGGTCTTCTGGAAGCCTCTGCCTTCTGATTAGCTCTGCCTCAATGTTGTAAATCCAAGTTGCAACATCCTTGGACGGGATGTTGTTTTCCTTGTAAAAGGATTGAACCCCTCCGGATGCATATGCTGCATTTCGTATCCTGTAATAGGAAATTAGCCGCTCTTGCAGGGCCGCGACCCCTTCGTTTCTTATTCTTTCAACACCAAAGTGTTCCTGTAGCTCCTTCATGCACGAGACAAACCTCTCCCTGCTCCACGAGTCGGGCTTTTCCGAAACAGCTACAAGCATTGCGTCCCTAGCGTTGTTAAATTGTATTTTGTCGCCCGGGTCTTCCGGTTGGGAAAAAAGAGCAGCCTCGGTCAAATACGTGTGAGGTATTGGCAACTGCCTGATGGGAGCGGGAATCTTTTGAACAACTATGGGCCACTTGGCCAACGTCTTGGTAGTCCACTTGACCCCGTTCTCTCTTTTGAGAAGCCCAAGCTCCTCAATCGCCTCCTCGATAGACAGGTCCCTTGTGTCCCGGGCCATGTAGTCCAAGATGATTTCGCCTATCCACAAAAGAATTTCCTTATTCTGCCTGTTCTGGGCCTCAACAAGCCAAGCTAGGTTGTCGCAAACATTTTTTAGATCCGATTTTGCAATGTTAGCCCCAAGCTCCAGTTGACCCGTGTTCTCGTCTACGGAAGCGTTGCTTGAGGACTTGGCCACATATGAGTTCATCTGGGAGAAAAACTGTTGCAGCCATTCTGGCCTAGAATGCGAGAGAGTGGCTCTCATGGATGCAACGAAGTTCGTGCTGGCAAGGTCTATCACGCTGTCGTCGTCTTCCGCGTCTCGATCCATGTATAGCTTCTTCTGCTCAAGATCGAAGGCGAGGGGCTGGTCTGCTGGCGCGTTAGAGAGTTTGAAATATGTGTCCATTGCTTTCTTTGGGCTCCCCGGCGGCAGCAGAGGGATTGCCACCACCGGGGTTACCATTGTCTGTTGCTATTTATCCGTTGCGTCCCGCCTGCTCGGTTACTTGTTCCCTCCAATACAGGGGGGCCCCAACGAAGAATTTCTCCACACAGTCTCCCATCTTCTCCTTGTGGTGGTCATAAACCGCATTCACAGCATCGTCATCTGCGTTGGCGGTAGACCTCAGCTCGTCGTAAGCCGCATCCCACAAACCCCTCTCGTCCATTAGGCGATCAAGGTCCGCAAGAACCTCTTGGGCTTTGGGGCTCAGGTTTTCATCCTCTTCCAGCTTGGCGTGACCCTTCATGCAACGCTGGATAAGGATTGCGTCATCCATTTCTGGAGACTCCTTTTTTCTCTTGGGAGAAGCCTTTGGTTTCTCGGTCTCCCCTATGGTGTGAAGGTGGTGTTTTGCATGCAAAAACAGATTTGTTGCAATGACCCTGTGGTTTTCCGGGGTTTGTAGCTCGGGCCTTTCTTCCAGCAACTCATCTACCCTGTCTAAGCAGATAGCAAACCCTCTGGCAGCAAGATCAATGCTTTCATCAAACGCGCTACCCCCGGGGTTGGACGTATGGGCTGGGGGGTGGCTGGCTGCTTTAATTGCAATAGGCTTGTCCTCCTCGCTGTTCGTCGCCTTTACCCCGGGATCTCCCCCCGGAGGGAGGACGCGCATGGTCGCCTCAGGATAGACCTTTACCACTATGGTAGGATATTGGCTCCCCTCTTTTTGCCACCTATTTACCACAAGGCCGCGCTTCTCGCCCTTGTCGTTGGTGCCAGCGGTGAGAACGATCTCCTGCCCTTCGATTGCATCCAGAATGTGCATGGGTGCCTTCATGAGGGTGATCATGAGCTTGGTCCCGTCTTCGTCGCGGAGCAAGATGGACTGCCTGTGCTGCTGCCACTTGAGATCGTTGTCGGTTTGGGTCAGGGGAGGATACTGCTTGTCAACGGTCCCGCGAAGGGAGTCAACTGCGGTTTTGTCTGTGCTTTCCTTGATGTCTGCTAGGTTCATGCTTCTGGCTTGTTGTTGTTGTTTGTCTCTGTAAGAGGGTTGTAGTTCTTCATCCAAGTCCACACCTTGTGAAGGCAGGTAAACGCTTCCCACGCCTTGTCCACATCGTCCTTGTGATGGATAACAAGCTCGGAGGACCACACCCCGTTTTCCCCCGCGTTGGGAGAGGTGTTAAGCAAGAGGTTTGCAACGGGGACCTTGGAGGTGTTCCAGTTGTCCATATCCAAACCAACTGTCTTGGGAATCGCGTTAAGGTATGCGGCTAGTTGCAAAAGGTCCGTTTCGTAGATCGGGGCCTTTTTCGCCTCGGACCCACGGGACTTAATATCAACCACGGCGAGCTGATGTTTCCCTTCAGTGTATCCGTATCCGGCTGCGTTGAGCATCTCTTGCACTCTCTCAACTCCGGTGTCCAGCCACACCAAGGCATCACAAGTCCCTGCGAAGCCCATGTTGTGAGCGACATAAAACTCCGAAAACTCCTTATCTGTCTTCCTTTTTGCCGGGGTGAGGCCGTTGATCACGTTGACCATGGGCTCGCAGATGGAGAGAAGGTTCCTGCCCTCAACAACCTCAAAGGCTAAAGACCCGGGGTCTTCCCCCGTCAGTATTTTGGCGGCGTATTCGTGAATACTGCTACCAAGTCGAGCAGCAGAACTTGCGTGTTCCTTTGAGTCGCCCACTATTCTGCGAGCAAACTCGTCTTCGCTTTCCCCATCAATGCGGGGCAAGGTCAAAGATGCGAGAATGGCCTGATTGATCTTGTAGGCCTCAAGGAATTCCTTGTGGAGGATTGAGAGGACGTTTGTAACAGAGGGGAAGGCCCCCACCTTTCTGGCGTCTCTCAGGGTTGTCTTCCGGGTTTCTCCGTCTTTTCCTCGCTTCCCCGCGTAGGGGACAGAGTGAAAAGCGGTGACCTTTTTGTCGTCCACCTTATACCAGTGGCTCGCGCTGTTAGGCCTTACTATGTTGGTTGTTGTTTTGCTCATAATGGTTGTTTAGTCGATGTAGTTTCTGTGGTGATTCTGTCAAGCTCTTGATTGGCGTAACGCGCAAATCGTGTGGGCCATTTTACGAGGCAGTCCCCGATATCCATTCCGTCTGGCACGTTGCTGCCGACCCCTTCGTGAACTTTGGAGTTTGTGGCGTGAGTTGCAACATGCTCTTGCAATTTCACTGTGGCTTTCCGCCCAGCCTCGTCGCTATCCATCCAGACGCCGATATCTTTGTAGCTGCAAGAGTAGTGAATGACTTTGGGGCTGGGGAGTATTCCTGCTCCTGTTACGCCCAAGGCGGGTATGGACATGCTTAGAAGAGACAGGGTGTCTGATTCTCCCTCGGTGAGGATTGCGGCACACCCAGACCCGTGGAGCATTAGTTGCTCTCCAAACAAATGCTCTTGCGCTTTCCCGTGCCACCACACGGTTTTATGAGACGAGTCAGATGCAAGCCTCAGTTTGCAAGCCTTCCCGAAATGACTGTTCTCAAACATCCAAGCAATTGCCGGGCGTCCCAAGCTCTTGTCGTCAAGGACTCCGACCAGACCGTGCCTTATCATTGCTTCAATAAACTCCTTGGTGAGGTTCTTGCTCTCACAGAACTTGGACAAAATGCTTTCCGGGTCTCTCAGGGACATGTGGGCGGCGTCTTGCATTTCTGCTACGCGGCCATCGGTATAATCACCCAGCATGTCCTTCATCTTGGATGACCCCCCTCCGGAGGGAGAGAGACGGGATCTTGGGGCTGGGGGGACGGACAAATGCGGGGGGAGGTCTGATGGTGCGAGACCCGCCAGTTTCCCGCATCCGACTATGGCCTCATGCGTGTTGCAACCAGCAAGCGTCTGGTAAAGACCAATCACATCAAAGCTATCATCCGTGCTGTGATCCTTGGCCATGGCCCCATCGGCAAAGATGGAGAAGCTGGGGTGGCGCTCGTCCCTAAGGGGGGATTTGATTGCTTTGCAAGTTTCCGGGCAGTCGTGCCCAAAGTGGTGCAGGACGTTCCAGATTTTGACGCGGTCCTTAATGTCCGCGATGTCGTAATGGCTTGGGGCGTTCATGGTGTGATCGTCGTGTTGAGATATACAGCCGTGGGCCTTCGGTGGCTCCCTTGTCGTTCTGATTTACGGAATGTTCCAGTCGTGGCGATAAATCCCTTGGCTACCAGCCTCCGCATGATCGGCCCCATTGCTCGATTATCAGTGAATCCGTAGCGTGAGAGGTCCGGAAGGATGGTGTCTGACGAGACGAGTTCTGGCAGAGATGCGAGCGCGGCGATTGCGTCAGCCTCTGCCTCGTCGATGGGATCGGGAGAGTTTGCATCCTCCACCCTCTTGATTGCCACCTCGGCAGCGTGGGCCTCAGCATCAAATAGTGGCCCGAGATGTTTGTAGTTGTTGCTCATGTTCTGTTTCTTCCTTTGATCAGGAGTTGTTGTTTTTCTGCCTCTTTTGGGTTGTCGTGGACCCATCGGTGGCAGAGCGGGTGCAGCCATATATAATGAAGCAGATCAGAGCCCCGACGACCACTCGGGTGGTGAGGCTCCATCTCTGCCTTTGGCGATCTCTCATTGCACACCGCGCATAACTGAACGGGGTGGGCCTCTTGCTTGGATCGCCTGTATTCATCTTGCAAAGGGTTTTTGCTCATTAAAACGGAATCTCGTCATCGGGGTCAGAGTCAACCTCGACAGGATGCTCGTCCCCGGGGACCTGCGATGAGGAGGACTGCTTGTCCTGCTCCCAATACTTGTAGAACCCGTCCTTAACCCCGGACCTGTCCTTTGGTTGGTGTCGGAAGAAAATGTCCCCAAGGGGCTTTTTCTTTTGCCCAAGGTCACACTGGGCTCCGCATTCGTTGCACTTGACATGCAAGTAGTCAAACTCGTCTGACCCGCCTGCCGTTCGGTGCATGAAGGAGAGGTTGTCGCTTCCACAGTGGCCGCATTTCTGCGGTAGCTGGGTGAATTGACTGGCTCTCTTGATCAGGTCAACTGGATCTGCGGCCTCGACAACGATGCTGCACTTATCCCCTATTCTTATGTTCGCTTTTAAGGACATACTATTTTTTTCTGTCTGGTTTGTGGTTGTGGGATAGCGGTTTGCTATCCCAAATCTTTGATGAGTTGGTGACCAGAAGTTCGATCTCTTGCACCAATTTAACCTCGTCGCGGCAATCGCCCCTGCTTGCAAGTTTCTCTCGCAGTTTTTTCAGCTCTCCTTGGAGGACCACATCTGATGCTTTTCGTTGCATTGCTGGGAGCCACTTTCCTACGTTTATTATTTTGCCCATTCCGAGATCCTTTCTTTTTCAGCTCTAACTCTTGCAGCCGACTCTCTCCAGTCCATCATGGAATTCTCGATGAACCTGTCCAGTCCTTCGCTGAACTTTACCGCCGGGCTGTCGTTATTATCGCTGTCTTCCCATACGATTTCAGAGCAACGGTCCATCCAGTTATCATAATGACCCCGTTTTATTGTTGCCTTAACCTTTGCAAGAGCGCAGGCAACTTCTGCCTCCACCTCGCCGTAATCCATGTGAGAGAGATGGGTGTAGTGAATGATCTCCACAAAGTTATCCCTGTCCTCCCCTTCTTCCGAAAGCCTTGAAATAACCTCCTTGCTTAGGATTGGCTCCAAAAGGAACGGCCTTTCCTTCATTTTCTTGATGGCTTTTATTTCGTCCTCCCCTCCTCCGATATCCATTTGCGCCGGGGATGGGATAAGGAGGTATCCGGGCATCATGGCCTCCACGATGGAGGCTCCAGTAAGACCGTAGTTTGCAACCATTCTCGTTGCCAGCCCGGCCAGAGCATTGATCCAGAACTGGTCAGAATGTTCATATCCAACAGGGTATGTCCTAGAGTGCGCCCCTATTGCATCGGCGGCTTCGTGGAAGGAGTCCCCGAGAATTACTCCCCCAAAAAGGTTCATGTGTCTGCTTATGCCCTCTTCAATGAGGTAGCGCATTCTTTTAGAGCCCCCCATCCAAGCCTTTCCGGCGTCAAACTCAGGGGAGTTGTGCCACTTTGTTGACCACAAATTGTCCTCCAGCTTGTTTAGGTTGGCGCTATGCGGATCTTCTCTGAAGGGTTTATCTTCTAGGTGCCAATGCATTTCCCTGTATCGGCGGTGAGAAGAGTCATCTACCACGCTCAAAAGGGCAACTATGTGGCTATTCCCGTCAGACTCATCATAGGAGTTTTTTTCTCCGACCCATCCCAGAATATGCATTCCAACCGGGGGAAGGGGGCACCCGGCCACTTTGCCCACATCTTCATACTGAGCGGTTGCGGTGGGGTTGATCAAGGAAAGGGAGTCCGGGTTTCCATCCCATCCAAAAAAGTTCCCATCCCCCATCCATCGAGTAAAGCCAATGCCATTGGCGGATACCCATTCATCCAAGTCCTCCATCGTGGGGATAATTGGCAAGCTCTTATCTCTTTTCCCCTTTGACCCGGTTCTGCCTTTGGGGGAGTGCGCCAAAATCGCCTCGTCGTAAGACCTCAGGGTGAGGATCTTACTGATGAACTCTGATGCGAGCTGGGAGTTTAAGGTGTTTTTAATGTCCAGCAATCGAGAGAACAGGGCTTCCGGGTTTTTGGTTTCTTCTGGAGTGAAGCCAGCTCGTTCATGAATGATTGTATCTACGTCAATCATTGCAAAAGGAGAGTCCTTGGAGGGCTTCAGCCTCTTTTGTTTGCTTTTGCGAGCCTTCTCTTGCAGGGCTTTCATAGTGAATACCCTAGTCAGGCTCTCAGCCCCGTCCGAAAGGGCGACCTTGAGCATATACGACCAGATGTGTCTACTGGAACCCCAGCGGCCAATGTCCTTTGGGACGACACATGGCGAAAGATTATTCTGAAAGCAAAACGCTAGGCCAGAGGTTGAGACGTAGTGTTCATGCAATACTACGGCCTGATCAGTTTGCTGGCAAAGGGGGGTCGGGTGGAAGTTGTAATCGTCTGCTATTGGCATTGTAAGTGGGCTCTAGATGTTGGAGTTAGATGCTGAGACAGCGTATAAACAGGGGGACAATAGAGATCAAGCACTATTTGGAAGTTTGTTCGATTTCCCACGTTTTGAACGCGCAGACTCATTCGATTTCCCACGTTTTGAACGTGCAGACCTGAAAAAATTTCACAGACAAACGGATCAAGCTATCACGCTTGGCGCGGGTGGAAATGCACCAGAGGTAGGAGGGAGAGAGCTTCGCAGTGCCCCCTATAGTCCCCCAAGGAACCATAGGGGAGCGGCGGGTCGTGATGCACCATCGGCAGTCGGTCGATTGCAATTCCGCGCAACTGTGACCACCGTCCGGGCCAGCCATACGCTTTCGCGTTTTACACTCCCGGGTCATCCCGTTGCGTCCCCCTGCGCCAACGGCGCAAGCTGAGGATTGCCCTCCCAGCAGATTCCTAGCCCGGGGGAGGGGGCGGGAGGCCTCCCTGCTCGGTAAGACGCCCCGTGATCCGCGCAACTATCAA